CCCCTCTCTCTTTTTTTCGCCCCATCGTCCGAGTTTCTTGACATTTGGTCTGATTTCTCGGACAATGCTCCTAACCGATGCCCGTTGGGGGCTAGGTCAGCAGGGCGGGGGCAAACGTAGGGCAACAACAAAAGCCCCCTGGACGAGAGCCACGGCGAGAGTCCAGCCCAAGTGTTCGGCCCCGCCTTTGAGGGGCCATCCCACACAAGGGGGGACGCAATGAAATTAGTTGATTCACAAGGCAACGAACTTGTGGCTGGCGCTTTGTACTGCATGTTCGACAACGGCGTTGATGGTGCGCTTGTGTGGTTTGGTAGCGATGGTCGGCTATACGACCGCGACAACGACGAAGAGCGCCACGACGACTTTGATGCGCTTGTACGGCAACCCGGCTGGTTCCATGTCGAATACGCCGTGATGGTGGCGGCATGAAAACCCTAAAACATCAGCTCGGCACTTGGCGCATCCGCGACGACGGCAAGTCGCTGCTTGGCAAGAAGTTCGTGATTGCCAACGACAAAGGCGTTGTTGCGCTCATCGAAGGCAAGGATGCCGCTGAACACGCCCGCGTGATCTCGATTGCACCGCAGCTGCTTGAGTTCGTGCATCGGTACAAGCAGATGACGCACGCCATCGACATGAACCCCGGCCACAACGTCTTCAAGGCCGACGCCGAGCGCCTGCTGTCTGTGGCGCGGGGAGAGCCGAAATGATCGAAAACGCAATGGTCATCGGCGAGTACGACACCCGGCCCGAGATGACCTCAGCCGACGAACAGCAGCGCATCCTCGAAATCGAAGAGGAACTTTGCAACGAGCGCCGCGATTGGCTCATCGATGAGCTGGTCAACAACGGCGACTTTGCGCGTGAGGTTGCCAATGTCCTGCTGTCCGCCTCTCGGGACAAGCTCTACGACATTAACGGCATCTTTGACCGCGAGGTGCGTTCTTACGCTCGCTGGCTGGCGGACATCGAATGAACCACCTCACCGTAGAAGACAGGTGCGAGTGGCTTGAGTCGCATGACAGCTTGGTCGCAAGAACCGCGCGCGCGGACGCCTTCATGACGGCCGCAAAAATTGCCAAGCACAACGGCGATTACACCACGGCCCTCGCCATCTTGGCCCTCATCACGGACAAGCCATGAACTACATCGACATGGACGACGGGCAGTGGGCCCACGCTTGCGAGCAAGCAAAGCGCGAGTTGCTGGAGGACGAGCAAGCCGCTCTGAAGCGAATGGCTGCTGGCTGCGCCACGTTTGCCGACGCCGTGTTCCTGGCGCATTCGTTGGGCCACCACGGGCTGTTTGCTGCCCCCATCGAGGAAACCCACGCAACCCCAATTGAGGACGACGCCGAATGAGCGAGAAATCTCACTTTGAGAAGCTGGCAGCCATCAACGTCAACGACAAGACTGAGGCCAAAAACGGGCTCACCTATCTGTCGTGGGCGTGGGCGGTCGATGTGCTGCTTCGCAATGATCCGACTGCCAACTGGGTCTATCCCGAGCCCAAGGTCTGCGGCGGCGGCACCCTCATGGTGTTCTGCTCGGTGACGGCCTTTGGCAAGACCATGACAGCGCAATTGCCCGTCATGAACCATCGCAATCAGCCGATTCCCGAGCCCGATGCGTTCCAGGTCAACACCGCCATGCAGCGGTGCTTGGCGAAGGCGATCGCCCTGCACGGGCTGGGGCTCTACATTTACGCCGGGGAGGACGTGCCCCCGTCGGAGTCCAAGCTGCCCGAGGAAGCCCTCAAGACGCTCTTGGAGCGCGTGGCGGCAGCGCAAGACAAGGACACCCTTACCGCCGTGTGGAAAGACGCCACAACGGCCTGTAAGGAAGCCAACGACGCCGATGCCCACCAAGTTATCAAGGCAGCGATCACCGAACGCGGCAACGCTTTGAAGGCCGCAGCGTGAAGTTCACCATCTGCAACGCACCGCAGCGCAGCGAGGCTTGGTTCAAGGACAGGCTGGGCCTCGCCACCGGCTCTCGCGCTAACGATGTCCTGGCGAAGATCAAAAGCGGGGAAGCCGCTGCCCGCCGGGATTACCGCGCGCAGCTTGTGGCTGAACGATTGACGGGCAAGCCGCAGGAGGATGTGTTCGTCAACGCGGACATGGAGCGTGGCATCCAGCTCGAGGCCGCCGCCCGGATGGCCTACGAGGCCCACACGGGCTTGCTTGCCGAAGAGACGGGCTTCCTGCGTTCTACGACCCTGGATGCTGGGTGCAGCTTGGACGGAGCCATCAACGCCTTTGAGGGCGTCCTCGAGGTCAAGTGCCCGCGCACCGCAACGCACATCAACTACTTGCGCGACGGCAAGGTGCCCGCGAAGTACCTCCCGCAAATCACCCACAACGTGCTGGTGTCTGACGCAGCGTGGGCGGACTTTGCCTCGTTCTGCCCTGCTCTGCCCGACAACCTGTCGCTGTTCGTCGTGCGCGTGAAGCGCGAAGACTTGGACATTGAGGGCTACGAGCGCGAACTCAAGACGTTCTTGGAAGAAGTCGCAACCGAAACCGAATCACTCAAAAACTGGGGGAAGAAATGACCAAATTTGACGACACCAATCGCGGCGTCCTGTTTCGCAGCAGGGAAGCACCCAAGACCGACAAGCATCCCTCCCACTCAGGGACGATCAACATCGAGGGCAAGGAGTACCGCCTGTCGGGCTGGATGAAGCAATCCACCAAAACTGGCGACAAGTTCCTCTCGCTGGCGGTGTCGCCCAAGGACGCGCCCAAGGAAGCTCCGAAGAAACAGGGCAACTTTGACGACCTCAAGGATGACATCCCGTGGTGAGCGACTTTCTGATGGGGCTCACGTCACTGGCTGGCTGGACACTTTTCCTTCTTCAACTCGCGGGGGTGTGGTGATGAGACAGAAAAAAGAACAAGCGCCTTGGGTGCCGTCGTGGAAACACTACGGCTGGCAGGGGCTCAAGGAGTTCGGGGAGCGTCAGGCCGCGCGATTGGCGTCTGTGAAGCAAAGGCGCGTCAAGGTCGCATGAGGCCGTATTTTTTGCGCCCAACGCCGTTTGCGCTGTGGAGGATGTGGCGGTGCTGATTTCAATCCCTACTGCGGCTCAAAGGCTCGATTTGTGCATCAAGTCAGTGCGCCGCCTTATTGCCAGCGGGGAGCTGCCTACCGTCAAGATAGGGCGCTCCATCAGAATCCCATCAGCGGCGCTGGAAGAGTTCGTCGAAAGGAAAACAACGTGGCGGTCAGGCGCAAAGATCAGCAATGGGTCATCGAGTTCATGCTCAAAGGCCACCGTGTTTTTAAGCGCCTTCCCCCGTTCGCAACCAAAGCCGACGCCCTCGACTACGAAGCCGCGCTCAAACGTGAAATTTTTGACCAGGCCGTCCTCACCAAACAACCCGAGCTGACCATCCATGACGCGATCACCGAATGGCTCAAAAGCATCGAAGGCCGCAAAGCCCACAAGCAAACGCAATCCCATGCTGAGTGTGCCGCACAAGTTGCTGGCAATGATGCTTTGGGAGGAATTGTGGAGAGTGCCGACCGACTGCGTTCACGATCTGCTCGTCGGGGATGGGCTCCTGGAACTCTCAATCGACGGTTGGCGGTTCTCAAAGCTGTCGCCAAATTCGCTTGGAAAAAAGGCTGGCTCAAGGACAACCTCTCGGGGAAAATCACCCTCGCCCCGGAAGGCACCAAGCGCGAGGTCTACCTCAACCGGGGGCAAGTCTCGGCGCTCATCGACGCCACCCCGGACTTCGCCAAAGCGTTCGTAGCCCTTGCCTGCTTCACGGGGCTTCGCCAAGGCGAGGTTATGGCTTTGCGCCCCGACGACGTGGGCGAGGATTTCATCCGCGTCAGGGACTCCAAGACGGGGCTGCCAAGGCTTGTGCCGCTTGTAGAGGCTGCAAAACCCTATGTGGCTGCCCTACCCCTTACCCTGCACGTCAGAACGCTCTACAAGGGCTTTGAAACCGCCAGGACAGCCATTGGGATGCCGCACCTTCGCTACCACGACTTGCGACACACAACGGCCTCGCTGCTGATTCAAGCGGGGGTCAAGCTTTACACGGTGGGGGAGATATTGGGGCATAAGTCGGTGCAGACGACCAAACGCTACGCGCACCTGGCGCTTGAGGATAAGCGCGAAGCCCTCGAGGCGGCTTTCGGGGAAATTACATCACAAATTCAGCAGCCGGGACGGCAAAAAGCTGCCAAGTGATTGAGCCGCAAAAGGAAAGCGCCATTAAGGTCGGCGCTTTAAGAGTCCGCTGCTCTACCAACTGAGCTAACGACCCACAGAGTGACAGAGAGGACTGGAGAAGCCCTCAAGTGGACAAAAATTACATCAAAATTACGGCGGTTCCATCACCCCAAAAGCACCGGGGGGCATTCTACACGCGGATGAGCTGCCCCCGGAACTGGATGGTGTCCTCGTCCCACACGCTAAACAGTTCCGGCATGAGCAGGCGCCCGTCTTTGTACGTCAGCCACGCCCCGCCCGCGCGCCACGCCCTCGGTGCATCTTCAACATAGTCGAATTGCGGGCCGAAGGGGTCGGCAAGGGTGCCGCAGTCCACGCCGTATCGGTCGCCGGTGTAGTCCGTCCAGGGCGTCACTTTGAGGGAATGAAGGTGCCCCGTGACCATCGAGCGTCCGCTTTTGAGAGCGTTCAAATGAGGGGCGTGTAAGCCCCCGTGCCAGCGATGCTTGATGACCGTATCGCCAATCCACAAGCTCATGCCCTGCTGCCATTCGGGGAAGTGGTCTTTGAGGGCCGTCCCGAAGACGTTTTTATATTGCGGGGCGACAGCAGCAAGGCGCGCTTCGAGCCTCATATCGTGATTCCCGAGGCACCAAAAGCGTTTGGCAGGATAAGCCTTGACGATGGCATCGCAGAACGCTTGGCAGGCTTCCAATTCTTGCTGGACGCTGGGGCGCTCTTCTTGGGCCC